ATACTTTCACTCATTGTTACAACTGCGGATGTAATCATTCCAAGTGCACTTCCTAGTACACTCATTCCAGCCCCAACCATCATGATTGCTATTCCTAATCCCATCATCACACCTACTCCCATTCCACCTAATACTCCTAAAATTGCTAGTGAAGCTCCTAATGCTAAAAGAGAATACGCAAACAATCCAACAAGTACTACTTGTTTTAAAGTTATACCTGCCATGAAAGTACCCAAGGCGGGTAATAATAATGAAAATCCTGCTGCTGCCATCATAATTCCGGCACCCATCATCATTGCTCCTGCTCCAATTAATGCTAAACTTGCACCCAATCCAACTCCTGCTGCAATTAATGCGGCTAATCCAAGTGCACCAACTCCAGAAACCATTGCTGTTCCTAATGCAATTAATGCAGGAACTAAAGCGGCTATTCCTCCAGCTGCAAGTGGTCCAGCTATTGCTAGTAACATCATTGCAGGTATACCTGCTAATAATATTCCAAATGCCAATCCTGTAAGAGCAACTGCTCCAATACCAGCAAATGTACTAGCCATAGCGGTTAAACCAGGTGCTAATGCAATTAAACCTGCTCCTGCTCCTGCTCCTAAGAGTGAAACTCCTAACATACCAGGAAGACCTGCTATTATTGCTACAAATCCAATTGCTGTTGGTATTAGGTTAAGTGCTCCGAAGAGAACTTTTGCATTACCCATTGCTTTTAATCCACCGGCAAGACTCTTTAATGATTTACCAGCTCCTCCACCTTTTGCTCCCTTTGTATCTGGAACTTTTACTTTATCAGCTACACTAGATGCTCCTTTACTTGCAACAGATTTAGCTCCTTTAGCAGCTCCTCCACCAATACCCATCATACTACCAACTTTGATAGCTGCTGCTTTTGCTAAATAGATAGGGTACATAATTAAATGTTTCAATCCTTTTTTCAAACTACCAACCATACCACCCATATCCATTCCAAGTGCTTTGAATCCTGTTCCCATTTGACCAGCTGCAGTAACCATACCACCCAATCCTTTAAGACCAGTACCAAGGTATTTATTTAATCCTGCATTTATTGATTCTCCTGCTACTGAAAAGTTTTCTGATATTACACTACCTAATGAACCTGCATTTTCCATTTTAGAGTTCATCTTCTGCAATTCTGCAACAGATACACCTAATAAATCAGCAGTTTGTTTCTTTTGGTAGTAATCCATTTTATTGAATGCATCTATACCACCAAGTTCTTTAAGAGTTTCTCTTGTTGCTCCTTCTATATCACCCGCATATGCAAGTTCTCTTGCTTTGTTAAGATTAATGTTTCTACCTAACATTGCCCCTAACTCTAATTCTTTTGTTACAGATGATTCGAAATCAAGTAATCCTTCTGCTATACCACTAAGTGTGGCCATATTTGTACCAAGTTTAGCGGCATATCCTGCAGCTCTTAGAATGTTCTCACCACCATCTTTACCAAATAATGCAAACTCTTCAGCTGAATTTGCTAAATCTCCCATCAATTGGGCTGGAATGATTCCATTTTGTTTTGCAAATTCTTGAGAGGTTTTTGACATATCTAATGCCACATCAGTTGAATTTCCATTCAACATTGAAAATGAGCTTACTAATTTGGTTGCCTCACTACCACTAATACCCATATTGGTAGCCATTAAACCAACACTTGCTTGTAATTCAAACGTTGCTTTGTTCGTATCACCAAGTGCTGCACTTAAATCTTTAGCAGTTGTTGCTGCATCACTAAATACTAATGATAATACACCAGCACTTCTCCCAACACCATCTGCTTGGAACATTGAAGTTCCTAATTCTGAATTTACTTCACCAATCTTACCAACAACTACACCAAATCCTGATATTAAACCACCTACAGCTCCTGTTATGTTACCATATAGAGTTTTAACGGTCATTAATGTACCTTGAATAGTTTTCTTTACACCTTCAAGTAGATCATGTTGGGATTGTATTAACTCTTTTTGTTCAGAACTCATGTCAGCATAATTCTGTGCTAAACTATTCTGTTGTTTTAGTGATTGAATAACTTTAGTATTTCCATGAAGAATCGTACCAAGAGATCCCATCTGGTCGTTATACTCATTTGTAAGAGCCGCTCGAGCTTCAACATCTTCCGAACCCAATTGTGCAATACTTCTATTGAGTTCTTGGATTTTAGTTATAGTTGATAGACCTTCTTTATCTATTGAAGTAATATCAGTTTTAAATTTAGTATTTTCTGAAGCTAATCTTAAACCTTCTGTTTGTAGGTCGTTTAAATCACCATACATAGAACCCATTGACTTGATAGAGCTTTCTTCACCTTTCAATGCATCTAACTTTTCTTGTCTAAGTTCTGATATTTCTTTTCTAAGTTCTTTTTGTTTTGAAATGAGAGATTCTAACTGCTTTTGTTCTTTTTCAGTTAGCGCAATAGATTTCTTCTGAAGTTCAATCTTTTCAGCTTGTACCTTCTTAGCTTCTTTTAATATCTCAGCATCATTTCTTGCCATTATAGTCTATTCCTAAGTTATATTATTTACTATAATCTGCGAAAAGCTTATCTAACTCACGCTTTTCTTTTTCGATTTGTTTCATCTTATCGAGTACTGCTTTAGGCATACCAGCTTTCTTAGCTTTATCTAAATGTCTCCTTGTAGTATTGGTTTTAACACCATCAAAGAAATCTCCGATAAACTTACTAATACCCAATCCCTCGTTTATATTTTTTTTAGCCATGTTGTCAATCCTATATATTTGTTCTTATATAAATATAAGACAAAAAAAAAGTGAGGAAGTATTACCTCCTCACATTTACATTTGGTCCTCGTCCTCCTTTTTTCTTGGAGGCCTTGTCATGTTCTTCTTTTTCTTTTTTCTTAGCTTCTAATAACTTTTTGAAATAGAAATTCCTCCAATGGATTGGCATAAAGTAAACTTCTGACCAAGTAAATCCATTACCGTAATTAACCATTTCCCAAATTTGGTTATGAAGTTGTATCGAGTAATCACTCGGAAGGGTAAAAAAACCCAATCCCAAATGGGATATCAAGTGCCTCCTGCTCACCGGTTACATCTGAGGTGAAGTTGAATTTCAAATCCAAGTCAGGTGTAAACTCTTGTATGTACTTCCTAAGAGCTCTCGAATCTCTAGCAAGTAAACTGTTTTTTACGAAATTATTAATATATGCTCTATCTTCATTACCACCCACATCTTGAATCATGTATCTCAATCGAGTTGTAACATCTTGTGATACTACCTCACCTTTAGTTAATCTATTAAGTGCTTGTATTTCAGCATTAATATCTTTTTCATCTTTATGTGTTAGTAATCTAAATATAATTTTTTTCTTACCAAGTGGCAAATCAAAATCATATCTGTTTTCTGAATTTAAATTCTTTTCATCAACTTCTTTAACTTGAACTTTGGAAAGGTCTATGTTGACTTTTTGTTTTTCTCCTGATGATGGGTCTGTTATCTCTACTTGATAATCTTTTCCATATCCTAAGATACGTGTTGCTAATAAAATAGCATTCTTATCACCAATGAATATATCACCTACATCAACTCCACTATCTACAACTACAGATTCGAATAATTTATCAAGTACCACTCCTTTTTTAATAAGGTTCTGTGATGCTAATATATCCTCTTCTTTAGCTGTCATATACTTTATTTCAATCGTACCCTTTGATAAAGGATTCGATTCGGGATAAAGTTTACCCTTAGATGGAAGATCTATTACTTCCGTTGGAAAATCATACTTTGCCATAACTTCTTTAATTGTTTTGTTCGTATATAAATATATAACTTTTAAAAAATGAGAAAAAAAAAGGCTCTCACTAAGAGAACCTTCTTCACTAAAATATATTTAATTTGATTATTAGAATTCTAAGATTGCGTAATCATAAGATAATGTTAACGTGATTTCTGCTGGGTCATTTGAACTCCAATCTAAATCATTAAACACTGCGTTATTGATAAATGCACCTTTAAGAGTCCATTGTTCAATCTTATCACCAACTGGTCCTAGTAGGTAACATTGGATATCTTTCTTATAGAAATCTGCATATCCATCTCTACCTGTAATAGATTCGTGTGATGTTCTCACCCACTCCATTACTGCTTGAGCTCCACTTGGAACGATTGGGTCAAATAATGTAATTTCTACATCTTGCCATTCTCCCTTACCCTTTAATTTACGTTTAACGTTAATGTGGTCTAGGGTTATAGTTTCAAATTGAATTGAAGGTCTATTTGCTGTTTTTATTAGATATGAAGGGATACCATCGATTTCCATGATGAATCTGTTCTTCATCTTTGGTTCGAAATTCGTATAAAACATATCGTTAAATTCTAATACTTCTGCCATGTTGTTTTTCTCCTATTATATTAATAAATATATAGTTTTTTAGTTTTTAATTAATTATGCCGTAAAAGATGCTCCAGTTGGTAAAATATTGAAATCTAACACGATGAATTCAGCAGTTTTAGTTGGTTGTAAGAAAATCTGTCCAGCCAATATATTTCTGTCGATTACATCTGGTGTGTTATTACTCTCGTCCATTACCACTCTAAATGCATATAATCCTTGTCTTTGTTGTATTCCTTCTAAATAAGGATTCACAGTATTTAAGAATTTACCTCTTGTTGTAGAAGTATTTTGTTCAAATACTAAGTATCTTGATGTTGAAGCAATATACTTCTTAACTTTAATCATCAATCTTCTAACATTGATTCTATCAAGTGCCGATGCTTTATCTTGAAGAGTCTTTTGTCCAAATGCTACGATACCTTCTCCAGGGAACTGAGCGATTGGATTAATTTTTCCTTCATATAATTCATCTCTTTCAGCGTGTGTTAATCTGTTTAGTACAGATATAGCACCTACTATACCACCTCTATTTAAACCTGCTGGTGCGAACCATTCGGCTGCAACTGCATCGTTAGAAGCATATATCCCAGGCATCAATACTGATGGTGGAACTGAAATTAACTTGTTAGTTCTTGAATCAATTGTTTTAACCCATGGGTAGTATGTACCTACGTAGTTAGAATCAACTGCTGCTCCTTGTTCGATAGCTTGTGATATTGAATCACCTGCTCCAACAGAATCACCTATG